TCTTCATAATGATGGATTAGATACTTTTGAAGAACCTAATCCAAAAAACACGTATGTTATTGTTGCGGATACTGCTAAAGGTGTGGGTGGAGACTATTCTGCGTTTACTGTGATTGACATATCACAGAACCCTTTTAGAATTGTAGCAAAGTATCGTAATAATCGTATTAGCCCAATGTTATATCCATCAGTAATTCATAGTATTGCGAAAAAATATAACGAATCTTTTGTATTGGTGGAGATTAACTCATCCGAACAAGTTGCGCAAATACTATATAATGAATATGAATACGAAAACATCTTATTCATCAGCAAATCCAGTAAAGGTCAACGATTGGCTAGTGGATTTGGTGGTTCGGGTAAGATGGAGTATGGTATAACAACCGATAAAAAGATCAAGAGGATCGGTTGTTCTACATTAAAGTCTCTAATAGAAGAGAAAAAACTTTTGATCAGTGACGCCGACATCATATCAGAAATCTCAACCTTCATAGAAAGAAAAGGTAGTTTTTCAGCCGACGAAGGTTATCATGACGACCTAGTGATGACGCTTGTATTATTTTCTTGGTTATTTACTGACCCGTTCTTTAAGGATCTCACCGACATCAACATTAGAAAAGATCTATACGAAAGCCAGATAGAAATGATTGAAAATTCTGTTGCGCCTTTTGGATTTATAAATAATGGAGTTGATGAGGAACCTTATGTTGATAGTTCTGGTCAATCGTGGGAAATTCTTGATCGCAACTCAAATCCCGATTTTTTATAAATAATCTCTAGAATGAAAAAATCAATGATTTATTTGAGTTCCGATATAAAATTTAACTAAAGGAGAAAAATAATGGCAATTAACCTTCAATCGCCGGGAATTAAGATTTCCGAACGAGATCAGATTGCTTCAGTTGGTAGTGTAGGTACTACTACTGGTGCTTCTGTCGGCGAATTTGGTTGGGGTCCAATCGATGAGCCTACTCTGGTTACTAGTGAATCAGATCTTGTCAAAAAGTTTGGTGCACCCACCACATCCAATAACGTAGATTTCTTGTCTGCTGCCGCTTTCATGGCATACTCTGCATCACAATACGTAACTCGTGTTGCTGAAGGTACTGCTGTAAACGCTACTGCTGGTGGAACGGGTATTCTAGTTAAGAATGATGACGCATACGAAGGAACAGTTTTCGCGGCCGCCACTCACGGTACTTGGGTTGCTCGTCACGCAGGTGTTCTTGGTAACTCTATCAAAGTAGTTATGGCTGCAAACTCAACTGCATATCTAGACGCATCTTTTGACAGTTACAGAGATTTCTTTGATGTTGCTCCTGGCACATCAGACTATGCTTCTGCTCTTGGTGGTTCTGATGACGAACTTCACATTGCTGTAATTGACGAAGATGGTGAAATCACTGGTGTTCCAGGCTCACTTCTTGAGAAGTTTGAGTTGGTTTCTAAAGCATCAGATGCTCGTGGAATTGACAGTGGAAGTAACTACTACGTATCAGTAGTCAATAACGAATCACAGTATATTCGTTGGGCAGCGCATCCAGAAACAACAACTATTGCAATTAACTGGGGTACTGCCGCAAACGGTACTGCATTTACTGATGGTGATGATGGTAACGTTGCATATGACGATTCCCTTTCTGGTGGACTCGACGGTACTGCAATCACAGCTTCAGAAAGAATTGCTGGTATTGACTTGATTGCAAACAAATTCACATTTGACGTTGATGTAATCATTTGTGGTCAAGGTGACGCAACTGTTGCTAACAAGGCAATCGCAATTGCAGAAGCTCGTAAAGACTGTGTTGCAGTATTCTCACCTCTTAAGTCAGACGTTGTTGCTAACGCAGGTTCAGAATCAACAGACATCGCTACTTGGGCGGACACGGTAACACGTTCAACATACGGTATCGCAGATTCTAACTGGAAATATGCATACGACAAGTACAACGACGTTTATGTTTGGGTACCTGTTAACGCTGACGTTGCTGGTTGTATCGCACGAGTTGACGCAAATCTTGACCCTTGGTTCTCACCCGCAGGTTATGACAACGGACGAATTTTGAATTCAGTACGTCTTGCTTGGAATCCTGCAGAGACAGAAAGAGATGCACTTTACAAGATTTCTGTTAACCCTGTATTTTCACAGCCTGGTCGCGGAACAGTATTGTTTGGTGACAAGACGTTCACACAAAAGAAGACAACATTCAGTCGAATCAACGTTCGCCGTTTGTTCATCACTATGCAGAGTGTTATTGGAGATTCTGCTGGTGACGTTCTCTTTGATCAGAACGACGCTTCAACACGACAAGGTTTTGTTAACATCGTAGAAGCTTATCTACGTTCAGTACAGGGTGGTCGTGGTATTCAAGACTTCCGAGTTATCTGTGACGAAACTAACAACCCAGACGAAATTGTAAGTGCTAACGGTTTTGTATGTGACATTTTTGTTCAACCTACATTCTCTGTTAACTTTATCCAACTTAATTTCACATCTGTTGCAGGCGCTGCAGCATTTGCTGAGATTGGTGGTTAATATAAACAGATAAAGGAGAACTAAAATGGCAGCACCTACATTACAAAACATTAAATCAAAGCTTGGAGCGGGTGCCCGCTCCAATCTTTTCCGTGTTGGATACACCGCTGCGGGGTTGTCAAACACTACAGATCTTAGCTTTTTAACGAAAGCTGCGGCACTGCCTTCTTCTACTATCGGTCTTATTGAAATTCCTTTTAGGGGTAGGAGGTTAAAAGTTGCTGGCGACAGAACTTTTACTGAATGGACAGTTACTGTTATTAGTGATGACGCTTTTAATGTTAGACGTGCAATTGAAAGTTATCAGAAATTATTTAATGTAACTGACTTTGCTGCAGCAGAAACGTTTCAAGGTGACAGGAATAGTTCTAGAGCAACATTGACTGTAGAACACTTGACCGCCAATAACGTAGCTAGTCGCACATATACATTGTATAACGCTTTCCCTAGTGAAATTGGTGCGATTGATCTGTCATATGACACCACGGATGCAATTGAAGAGTTCACGATAACTTGGACTTACGATTATTTCACGGCTAGTTAAGGCAAGGCAGATAAAGGAGAAACAAAATGTCATTTAATCTTGATAGTTTTAAAGGTTCGCTCGGTGTTGCTGCTAGGCCAAATAACTTTTACGTTGAAATTGACGGTATTGGTACGGGTTTGGCCGGTCTTATTGGAGCAACTTTTAATGATGCGAAAGTTTTCTGTAAAGCAGCACAGATTCCTGCATACTCAATGGGGGTAATTGAAGTACCTCACGTTGGTGGTCGTAGAATTAAGTTGCCTGGTGATAGAACATTTGCAGAGTGGACAGCAACATTCTTGGGTGATGAATCTATGGGTTTGCACGATTCATTTGAGAAGTGGTTAGATGCGATTAAGAATAGTAACTATGGTCTTGCTGGATTAGCTGGTACAGACGAATACTATGGTAATGTTAACATCTATCACACAAACCAAGAAGGTGAGAATATTGCTGGTTATAAATTAATGGATGCATTTCCAACAGAACTTGCTCAGGTTGATTTGTCTTATGACAATACTGATGCAATTTTGGAATACTCTGTGACATTCCAGTATTCTTACATACAGGACATTGCAGTATAATAATAACAATAAAAACCGCAACTAAATATAAATAGTTGCGTAATAGTTTTTTTGTAGGGGGCTATTACGCCCCCTTTTTTTTCTAATTAATAAGAGGATAAAATGGCAATTACATTATTTGGTTATAAACTTGGTAAAGATGAGGCAGAGAAACCGTCTGTCCGATCTTTTGTACCACCAACCGATGATGATGCTGCAGTATCAATCGCTGGTAGTGGTGTATATGGAACTTATGTAGATTTAGACGGAAACGTCAATGGTGACGATGCTCTTATTCGTAAATATAGAGAAATGGCTACTCAGTCAGAATGTGATATCGCAGTTGATGATATCGTAAACGAATCTATTGTTCATTCAGAAGACGATTATCCTGTTCAAATTATTCTTGACAAGATTGAACAGTCAGAACAATTCAAAGAAAAGATTCGTGAAGAATTTAAACACGTAATGAAGTTGTTAGATTTCAACAACCAAGGCTACGACATCTTTAGGCGTTGGTATGTTGACGGCAAAATTTATTACCACATGGTGATTGATGAGAAGACACCAAGAAAGGGATTACACGAAATCCGTTATATTGACCCACGTAAGATTAAGAAGGTAAAAGAAGATAAAAAAGAAACGGGTCAAAATCAAGGTGAGAAATTCTACACCAAAAGTACAGAATATTATCTGTATTCAGAAAAAGGTTTTAACAAAGATGGTACATCACAAAGTCTAAAGATCGCACCAGATTCTATTTGTTACGTTCATTCTGGTATTAGTGATAAGACCGGAAAGAATATTGTATCACACTTACACAAGGCAATCAAGCCCTTAAATCAGTTGCGTATGCTTGAAGATGCGACTGTGATCTATCGTATCTCTCGTGCACCCGAACGTCGCATTTTTTATATTGACGTAGGTAATCTCCCTAAGATGAAAGCAGAACAATATCTGCGAGACATTATGCAGAAGTACAAGAACAAACTTGTGTATGATGCAACTACGGGTGAGATTCGAGATGACCGAAGATATCAAACAATGCTTGAAGACTTCTGGCTTCCTCGTAGAGAAGGTGGTCGGGGAACAGAGATCTCTACTTTACCTGGCGGTCAAAACTTAGGTGAGATTGAAGATGTATTATATTTTCAAAAGAAATTATATAAGTCATTAAATGTTCCTATATCACGTTTAGAGGCTGACGCTGGGTTTTCTTTGGGTCGTGCCTCTGAGATTTCGCGAGATGAAGTTAAGTTTAGTAAGTTTGTTACTAGACTTCGTTTGCGTTTCTCTCATCTGTTTGATAGATTGTTAGAGACACATTTGGTATTGAAAGGTATTTGTACCAAAGCAGAATGGAAAGTATTAAAAGAAAACATTTATTATGATTACATTTCTGATTCTCATTTCCTTGAGTTAAAGGAAACTGAATTGATGCGTGATAGAATGTCTATGTTGAATGAAGTAGAACCTTATGTTGGTAAGTATTTCTCCCAAGAATACGTTAAGAAAAAGATTTTGAAATTGACTGAAGAGGATATAGAATCGTTAGAAAAAGAAATTGATCAGGAAAAACAGGATGGTGATTATGAAGATAATGAAGAACAACCTGCACCAGAACCTAAACCGGAACCTAAACCAGAACCAAAGGCTGACACTAATGAACAGTTTGAATACTTATTAGATGAAACCATAGAACAAAGAGATTTGGCTAAGTCTATGACAAAGTTTTTTGACAGTTTAGTTGATGAGGATGGTGATGAGCGAAGCACATAAAAATAAAACATCTTTTCCTGATCCTGTTACTGTAGCAACTTCAATTGCTTATACCAAGAAACAACTTGGTAAGATTGAAGAAAAGTTTTTGGGTGCACTTGAAGAAGTGCAAACTATTCAGGGCCCGGTAGGTCTTACTGGTCCTGTTGGTCCCAAAGGTGATAAAGGTGAACGTGGGTTTGTTGGCCCTAAAGGTGACCAAGGAATACAAGGTCTCCAAGGTATACAAGGTCCACAGGGAGAAAAAGGAGATAAAGGTGATGAGGGTGAACAAGGCATACAGGGTGACGCCGGTCCTCAAGGCGAAATCGGCCCTCAAGGAGAAAGAGGAGAACAAGGAGAACGTGGTCTCATCGGACCGCAAGGTGAGACTGGCGCCCGTGGTGAAAAGGGTGACCAAGGCGAACAGGGAATACAAGGAATTCCTGGCGTTGATGGTAAAGATGGAAAGGATGGCGCACCTGGCGAGAAGGGTGAAAAGGGCGAGCCTGGACCTAGAGGAGAAAGAGGCGATATAGGACCGCAAGGACCGAAGGGTGATACTGGACCTCAAGGTCTACAGGGTGAAGCAGGAACTCCAGCAGACGAAGAATCAATCCGTAAAGAGATTGAAGAATTCGTTTCTAAAACAGAAGATAACATTTCTGAGTTTACACAACAGATTGGTGAAAAGGTTGATGACTCGGATAAATACTTAAAAGATTTCGAACTCAAACTCAAAAGAGATTTAGAAAAGAGTTTGAATGAAATGCGAGCAAGAATCGCTAACGGATGGGGAGGTTCCTCCGGCGGTGGTTCTGTTCGCATATTAGAAAACGATGATGTTGAGTTTAAAAAACGTCATTTGGTAGAAGGCGATTCAATTCTCATATTTGATGCGGTTAAACAAAAATTTGTATCAGAATCATTTAATGATATTATAGAAAGATTGCAGATAGGTATGGAACAACAATACGACAGATTGATTGACACCGATGGCGACTACACATATATTGGTGAAGCAACTCCTGGCACAGCACGAGACGCTGCAACTTGGAGAATCAAACGTGTTTATGAATTGGGAGATGACTTAGAAATTATTTGGGCTGATAATACTGCAGATTTTGTGAAAGTCTGGGATGACAGAGCAACATACGAGTATAACTAATGAACATCATTGCGTCTACAAATGTGTCAACTATAGAGTCTATTGATTTTGGCTGTAATTGGATCGATGGTTCTTGTGCTGGTATGAGGAAACGTGTTGAACGTGGATTAAAAAATATTGGATATATTTGTTGTAGACAGTGCGCTCACAATAAAGGATTTCTCGGCATAAAAACTATACCAGAAAATTATCAATCATATTGGAATGATGAATATGGATTTTTAGAGCCAAACGTTGGATGTAAACTGCCCGTTTCCATGAGATCTTATAAGTGTTCAACATATGTTTGTCGAGATGCAGAAATATCCGACGAAAATAGACAGACTCTTCTACAAATAGAGTCGGAGCATGTAAATGGCAATAGTTAATGGTACAGTCTCCACATATGCCGCAAGTGAAACTCTCGGGGCACAAACTCAAGCAAATGGTACGAATGAGATCGTTTTTTCTGATACGTTGCTAAACTTAACTTCAGCAACGGCTGACATCGGATCATTAACAACTTATGCTAGTAGAGTTATTATTCTAAGGAGAGGTACCGGCACTGAAGAAACTAGATTTTGTTCGTCTGTTACCGCCGGAACGGGAACCACACAAATTGCAACTGTTACTGAAAATTGGACCACAGCACCAACATCTGGCGATGCTGTAGACGTTTTTTATAATATTGATGATATGAACCAAGACGGATCATACCTTAACTCTCGTACTGGTTTTTATGAATTCAATGAAGATTTTATTATACAAAATAACGCCGGAGTATTTATTGGTGGTGGCGACCTCGTTGAAATCGTAGATTCTAAA